GGTTTTTTTATATGGCGGTCATTACCCGGGCCGCCACGGGTATTCTAATTACATTCCGCCGAGGCCCTTCTTCGGCTTAACAACCTGCTTGATATCACCCGTCGGCGACATCATGCCCTTGCGAACCTTAGCGGCACCGCCCTGAGCTTTCTTGATGGGGGCCATACCCTTGCGGGTTTTGCCTGCGCCACCAACGGCCTTCTTGACGGGCTTCTTGACCTTGCCAATGGCGATCATGACAGCGAGGCCATCCTTGGCTTTGCCGCCCTTCTTCATGCCGCCCATTTCGGTCGCCAGTTTCTTCGCGGTGTCAGCGGAGGTCTGGACCTTACCGCCCTTCTTCATAGCGCCGCAGGCTTTGCCGCCATCCTTCATTCGATTGCCGAGCAGCTTGTCAGCTGCAGCCTGCTTCTTGCGGCGCTCAGCTTCCATTTCCATCTCGCGACGCTTCTGCGCATCAAGCATTTGCTGGCCGCGACGGGTCGTGATCAACACGTCGTCAGCTTCTGGGCCGCGCTTCATTTCTTGCGGCTTCGGTGCGTTGGCAGGCGCGCTGCCCGTCTTCGGTTGGCGCGGCTCGAAGTTAACCATCTTCGGCGCATTAGCTGGCTTTTTCAGCTTCTTAACGCGCTCTTCTTCCAGCGGGATAGTCACGCTGCGGCCACGAACGGGCTTCTTCAGAAGTCCGCCATCATTTTTTTTTACGACGCCACCAACCTTGTAGGTCGGGATCGGGCGCGCATTAGCGCGCTGCTGCAGGGCTTTCGCGCCGTTCGGCTGGTTCGGCATGGGCTCCGCATCAGCGGGGCCGAAGATAGAGCGAGCCTTGGCCCGCAGATCAGTGGACTTCATATTAACCTCCAAAGGTTCGCAGGGCTTCAGACTCCAGCTTCATAGCCGCAATCTTTTCTTTTGATGCGCGGTCTTCCGCGTCGCTCCGGTATGCCAGCTCCGCCTTCTGCAATTCGACCTGCGCGTCACGCTCGTCGGAGATTTGCTTCTGCTGAACTTTCATTGCTTCGACCTCAACCAGCGGATCAACCGGCGGTTGCTCAGGCTGAGGCTTGTACATCGGTGCCAACTGCTGCATCGCCTCTGCAACGGCGAGCGCGAGCTGGTTCTCCACCTCAGGCGGCAGCGGCGCACCCGGAGGCGGCAGTTGCTGACCGAGAACTTGCTGTACCTGCACCCGCAATTTCAGAGCCAAGTGCTCGTTGATATGCGCCTGCAGGTTTGGATTGTCCTGAGCGATGGGAGCGTGAGCCGCGATGTGTGCATCGTGGTCCTGATACTCGCCAGCGCGCAGCGGCAAGCCCACAATCGCGTTCTGGTTCTCCGTCAGCGGGTCCAGAGGCTTGGGCTCGATGGTTTTATTCGGCAGGATCGCGTCGATCTTCTCCGGCTCGATGCCCATTTCCATGTACATCTGCTTAAATGCAGCGTGCAAATCGTGCATATCAGGCTGCTGCGTGGCAAAACGCAGCAGTGCCTCGGCACGCATCATACGCTGTGCAGAAGAGCTGATATTCGGGTCAGAAACCGGGATTACGTCGATGTTATTGACGAAATCAGCCCGCATAATCGCCGTCTGACCGCCTTTAACAGGGAACGGATACGGCGCTTCAGGCAGATATTCGCCGAACAAGTCGGCAATCAGCTTCAATTCTTGGCCGAGTGACTTGTGCGCGCGCTTCAGAGTGGCCGATTGGACCCGTGTTGCCGCCTCCATGAGCGCAACAGTGGTGCCAACCGGCGCATCCTGACGCCCATCACCGACGGCAATCTCTGCCGTATTCGCCAGATTACGCGCTCCCTCGTAGGTCTCACGCAAAAGCTCCAAAGATACCTGTGACGGTTCCTTATACGGCATCGGCATGATCGCATTTTGGATCGGCAAGCCGCCCGTATCGATCTCACGAAACTCTGTCGGGCCAATCCCGAGGTTATTGTCGTCAAGGCGCATGCCTTTGACGCGCAAACCGCCCGGGAAGTTGTTCAGTGTACCCGCGTCGATGAGCTGCCGCCGGATCGACGTAGCCGTTTTCGCGCTGTTCCCCAGAATGTGCGCGTATCCAAGGCCATAAAAGCCCAGACCCGGCAGGAATTTGTAGTGAACGAAGTAATTGCGCTTCTGGAAGGTCGTGTCCCCCTCCTTCCAGTTGCGGCGGATCGACAGGATTTTGCGCGTATTCTCGTCAATCGACACGATATACGGCAGCGGAATCCCGTCTTCGTTCTCAAATCCCTTCAGATCGAGGTCCGCATAGACCTCATAGATCTGATAGTCGTTCGCCCCACTTGCCCCCGGCTGCAGCCCCTCGACGCTGTCCACCTCCGATTGCACAATGTCGTCATTGCCAGTCGGCTGCGGATCCCCCAACGAAAGGTCGCGATACACACCATTGATCTGCGCCATGCGCAGTTGCTTCTTCGTCATCGGCACGACGTGGCAGTAACGCTGCGACGTGCTTAAATCGCTCGTGCCGTAAGACACGATGAAGTTAGACGGCAAAACAAAGCGCGCCACTGGGCGCGCCAACACTGGATCTTGATAAACTTTCTTGAACGTCGAGCCGACCAAGGGAAGCCACATCAGCATCTGGTCGAACTCTTCGTAATACTCAGGCGCAAGCTCTGTCAGATACAGATTCATCCACGCCTTAACCCGCTCCGCCTGATCGTCGAGGTCCATATTCGGAACCCCAATGACCTGCGTCTTAACCGGGCCCGCAGCGGGCATAAGCTCGCCACGAGCCACAGCCTGCCACCGAATTACCGCCTCTGCCATTAGCGGGTCGAACACACCACAAGCGCCGTTAAACGGGGTGGTCCGATCTTCGATCTTCAGGCCCAAAAGTTTGATGCCCTTCTCCATCGTGGTTTCCCAGTCGGAGCGGCTCTGCTTGTCTTCCTCAACACCAGACATCAACTGCTCAGAGAGACCAGCCAAGTCCATGTCGTTCATGAAGTCCGCAAGATTCGCCGAATGCTCCTCGGCGTCACCTGCGTCCTCGTCCGCCGGATCAAAGTCGATATCAACCGACCCGTCCTCATTCTCCATGACCAGCGCGCCGTCTACCAGCTCGCCTTCGTCCATCGGAATCTCGACATCAATGCCCGCATCGGGGGAGCCAACGTCCACGCCACCAATGCCCTCATAAGCGGGGCGGAGCGTGTCTTCGAGTGTCATCGGTTTACGGGCCATGCTGCATTCCTATCAGTAAAACTCAACACGCTCAAGTGGAGTGTCGTATTGCTCCTCATACGGGTCTTCCGTATTCTGCACCCACCCAGACTGTTTAATACGTAAAAATGACATTGTCATCGTATCAACCCAGTCGCGCGCATCTGCCGCTGGGAACTGGATGCACTGCTGCAAAAAGTCGTCGGCCCACTTCCGCAGCACCATATACGTCGGGCCCTGTGCCGGCAACCACACCCGCCCATTCTCGATCAAGTCCGTGACCAATCGCACACGCGCAATCTTGTCGCCGTGCTTGTCCGGGTTGAATGGCGTCGCCGTAATCCCCGCGCGCGCCAAGTCCTGTATCAGCATCTGGCCGTTGGCCTTCGCCTCCACCAGCACCGTGTCCGGCTTTCTCCCCCGAGAGGGTTTGATTGGCACGTTGTAATTGTCGTCTCGGTAGTCATTCGCCATGCGCTGCACCATGCGCCGCAACACAGGCCACTCCGCCCGGTCACGCCACGCGCTCAGCAGGATCAAATTCGGTATCCCGTTCTCGTCGTCAAACACTCCCCATGTCGTGGAGGCACTGTACGCCGAGGTCTTGTTCGCCGTCAGCGCCGTATCCCACGCCTGCAGCACATACCGCACCTTCGGCGGATCGCGGTCACGCCACCACTTGAACCACGTGCCGTCGATAATGCCACCCGTGTCCACCACAGGCGACTGCTGGTAGAGCGAAAACCACGTTCTTTTCGTCGTGGAACTCCGGTCGCGGATACGCTCGAGATTCTCCTTGCTAAACTGAGACTCCCAAAGCGCCTCCCCTTCCGCCCTCCCAAGTGGATCGTCAGGGCCGGCCAACGCCGGCAAAATAACTCTCTCCCATTTCTCCCCACTCCCGTCGCGCTCCTCCTGATCCAAGAGACCGAAGTGGTCGCCCAGATGCCAGCGCGTCCCAATGAGGATGATCGATGTGTTGTCGTCCACACGCCGCGTGTAGAAGTCGCTCGTGTACCAAGCCCACAGCTTGCGCCTGTGTCCCTCCGACTCCGCCGCCTCAATACCAGACAGCAAGTCGTCCCCAATCAGCAAATTCCCGCGACGACCAGTCACAGACGCACCCACAGCAGTCGCCTTGTACGACCCGCCCTCAAGCGTCATCCACTCGCCAGCCGCCGTCTTGTCCGAACTAATCCCCGCCTCAGGGAATATCCGACGATGCTCGTCGCTCTTGATGATATTGCGCACCCGCAAACCAAAGCTGTCCGACAGCTCCTGCGTGTGCGTCGCGCAAATCAGGTTCTTGTCCCCGTACTT